CCCAAATTCGGGACTGGGTGTGCTTTCTTCGACGGTAGTGGAGATTCTTTAAGAGTCCCTGCTAGTAGTGATTGGGCATTCGGTACAGGTGACTTTACTATTGACTGTTGGGCAAAAGGAATTTCTTTCGCTAACAGCTATTGTACTATTGCACAAACTTCATATGCTTCTGGAGGATTCTTTTTTAGATACGATCATGCTACCCCAGAAATGCTAGTTTTATTACCTGGAGAGCAATTCGGATTTACTATGTCTCCTACAACTCTTAGTACAAATACTTGGTACCACATTGCTCTTACAAGAAGTGGAACTAGTTTAAGATTATTTGTAAATGGAGTACAGCAGGATACAACTAAAACCTCTAGTGCAAATATTTACGATTCTACTACAGAATTAACTATTGGAGAACAGACCAATTCTGGGTCTGATTGGAATGGATGTATTGATGAATTTCGTATATCTAAGGGTATTGCTAGATGGACAGAAAATTTCTCAGTACCAACAGGAGAGTATTCAGTAGATAGTTATACAAAACTACTTCTCCACTTAAACGACCTAACTGATTCAGGATTACATAGTTATACAGTAACTGCTAATGGGAATGTTCGTCTTAACTATGCTCCTAAAATTGGAGAAGGGTGTATTTCTTTTGATAGTAGTGGAGATTACCTAAGTATTCCCGACCACGATGATTGGAATTTTGGCACTGATAATTTTACTATTGATTATTGGGTAAAGTTTAATAATCTAGATGCTGCTACATACCATCCTATGTTTTCTCACAGAGAGGATGATGACCATATCTTTGAAGGATATACTTACGCAGCAACGGATATAGGTTTTATTTTTAGGGATGGGACTGGTGCAAATAAAGTCTACGCTGATGTCGAGAACTTAAGTTTAGTGACAGGGAGATGGTATCATGTGGCGTTAGTTAGGTATGGAACTAGTCAGAACAATTTGGCTTTCTACCTTGATGGAGTATCGAAAACTATAACTTGGTATACAAATCTTCTAGCTGATTATAGTTTTAACAGTATTGCTGGCCCAGTAGAAATTGGGAGAGATTTAAGACAAACAACGGCGACCTTAAATGGCATCATCGACGAATTTCGTATCTCTAAAGGTATCGCCCGCTGGACAGAGAATTTCACCCCTTCTACAACTCCTTATGCAGTAGATGAAAATACAAAGTTACTTCTTCACGGAGAAGATTTATTAGATGCAAGTAATACAGGTCATCCAGTAACAACTAATGGTAATGTTAGATTGACTTATGCTGCAAAAGTAAATAAAGGATGCATACGATTAGATGGAACTGGGGATTATTTAACTATCCCTGATTCAGAAGATTGGAATTTCGGAGCAAATGACTTTACTATTGAAGGTTGGTTTAAGTGGTCGGTTGCAGCTGATTATGAAATTCTTTATAGTCAGTGGCCTGGAACTGGAGATGAAATTAATTTCTATTGGAATACAAATAAACTCAGTTTCTATAACTCTCTGGTATACTTTCATTCCTCTACTTTTACACCCACAGTAGGAACTTGGTATCATCTTGCTTTAGTAAGAAATGGCAGTAATTGGTATATCTTTGTTAATGGAACTGCTTTAACTCTAACCCTAGATGGTGGGAGTTATAGTGCTACAGTAACAAGTATTGCAGCTGACCCTCAGATTGGAGCATATGGCGGATCATATTCTTTAGAAGGAGCTATTGATGAATTACGTATTAGTAATAATGCTCGTTACACTTCAACTTTTACTCCTTCTACAGTTCCCTTTATTGTAGATACAAATACCAAACTGCTCATCCACGGAGATAGTTTAACAGATGTAAGTAGTAGTGCACATACAATTACTCCTAATGGGGACGCACATATAGAACCCAATCAATTAGGTCATCAGTCCTGCTATTTTGATGGAAATGGTGATTATCTTTCGATACCTGACTCAGATGACTTTAATTTTGGTTCCAGTGATTTTACAGTAGATTTTTGGATGAGACAGACTGCTAGTGGGGTAGGAGTAGCGCAGATGTTCTTTAATCAAACAGATGATACTAATAACAGATTCTACTTCTTCTTAGAAAATAATGACACTCTTAAATTCTATAATATGAATGGAGGAGATAATACTACCGTTAGCGTCTCTTGGACACCTACTCTCAATACATGGTATCATATTGCCTTAGTTAGATACAGCAATAATATTTACTTCTATATCAATGGAGTACTTCAGGGAACAGCACAGTCGTTTACAGCTACAATTAAAAATCTAAGTGCGTCTTTTGAAATAGGAAGAGATCCTGCTAGTGGTGGACAGCACTACTTTCCAGGTTACTTAGATGAATATAGAATTTCTACAATTGCTCGTTGGACGTCAAATTTCACACCACCTATAATGGAGTACTAAAATAGTATGCCTATCTATACTCCAGACTCAGGTCCACAAGTAAATTTTGAACTATCTTCTTATACAGTTCTAGCAGGACCTCAAGTTGACTTTGAACTCATGGAGTCAGCCTCAGGAGTAGTTAGTTGCAGTGTTGTCTTCAAATACAATATAGAAGCACTTGCCACAGTTACTAAAGATTTAGTTCTGCAATATAATATTAAAGCAGCAGTAGGACAAAGTAAGCAATTTAAGTATGGAATCTTTAACACGATCAATGACTCTCTAGAACTTGACTATCATATTTTCAAGATGGTTAATGACTCTATAGAATTCGACTACCATATTTTTAAAGGTGTGTATGATAGTGTAGAACTTAATTATCACATCTTCAAATTAGTAGGAGACTCAATAGAGAATCAGTATATGATTGGGTCAATAGTAGGAAACTCGAAACAGTATAAGTATATTTTATTTAATCTGTTAACTAATAAGTCGTTTGAATTTCAGTATTGGATTGGTCATAGAGTTAATGATGACATTCAACTTAAGTACACTCTCTTCAATCTCACAGCAGGCGCAATAAGACGTCTTGATTATATGATTGGACATATAGTTGGAGATAGTACTGAACAAAAGTACTGGATATTTAATCCACTCCCTTACGTAAATATTGCCTTTAATTATATGATTGGTACTACTGCTAGAGATAGCGTCATGTTCCGATATGGAATTATGTATGCAGTAGGAAAGAGTTTAGAATCTAATTATAGGATTGGACATATAGAGGGTAAATCTACCACTCTTAAATATCATCTCTTTAAGGCGGCCACTAGAGACCTCAACTTCCTTTATCTGATTGGAACTTTTGTTAATGACGATATGACGTGTAAATACGACTTAGCTACTGCGGTTAGACGTGATTTACAATGCGGATATCATATAGGTCACACAATGTACAAGACTGATGCATTCAAGTATCACATCTTTAATGCTGCGTTAAATTCTATTTTATTCAAGTACAATATTGGGCACATAGTTAACGATACAGTAGAACTTAATTTTAATCTCTTCAACAGTCTCTTTAATAGTATTCGGCTTGATTATGGAATTGGATATGCTTCGGGTAAGTCAACTCAGTTCAGATATTATATGTTCAATACAATGCACGACTCTATTCAATTCGTCTACTATCTAGGAAAGAATCTCTTTACTTCTATTGACTTAAAATACGCGATTAGAAAGTTTGCTTTAGGAGAGTATTCCTTCTTATTTAATATGGGAGGTATTGTAGGAGAAGATGTATCTCTTAAATATAATCTTTTAACAGCTCCTACACGTTCTTTAGAAGCACTATATAATATTGGAGGTGGAATAGGGCAATCAAAAGAATTTAGATATGATTTATTTGCACCACCTCCAGGCACTCATATAGTAGGAGCAGAGAAGACTCTTAATTATCATATTGGAGCTGGAACTGCAGGGGACCAAGTAGAGATGAGATACATTGTTTATCCTACAGTAGGAAAGAGTATTGAGTTCGATTACAGAATGCTTTATATTACAAAACTTCTTACCGGAGTATATAATATAAAGAGACGTCAAGGTAACCCTACTAGATTCCAAAGTCAATTTAACGACTTAGTCCTTAGAATGCATTTTAACGAATATGGCTATCCTGGAGAAGCAGGTGAAGTAAAAGATAGTTCGGGGAGAAACTTGCATGGCACTACAGTAGGGTCAAATCAAACCCCAACTACTTCAGCGGGATTATTTGGCAGAGCAATTAATTTTCAAACAGGTCGTGTTAGAGTTCCGCATAATAGTGCTCTTAATTTAACAAGTTCATTCACAATTATGTTTTGGATTAAACCAATAGATAATTCTAGAGGACCGATAATTTCAAAGGGAGAAGATTTATGGCCGTTTAATAGAAACTATAATATTCACTTAGAATCTGGCCATATTATATTTGGAAGTGGAGGTCCCTCCGGTGGGACAGGGTATATATCTTCGACATCTGCAATTCCAAACAATCAATGGTCTTATATAGTGTGTAAATTTGCAGAAAATAAACTTTGGATTTATATAAATGGATATTTAGATAAGGTACAAACCGCTGACGCATATCCAGTAGCAAATAATTATGATGTTTATATTGGATACGATCCATATAGTCAAGTACCATTTTATGGAGCATTGGATGAATTAGTGATATTGAATCAGCAACTTTCCTATACCAAGATGATGCATTACTATTTAAAAGAACCTTCAGTACCAATTGTTAAATGTGTAGTAGAACCACCTGCACTAGTGTAAAGATATAATTTATATGAGGTGAGTATGGATAGTGTTTCAAGTTTCTTTAGAGATATAATTGTAAAAGCGAAATTTGTATCCGTAGATAAAGAAGAAGAAAGATTTAAGACTACTCTTAATCGATCAATACAGGAGTGGAAGAAGCAGGTACTAAAGAAACTGGATAAAGAAATTGCAAAGTCACTTATTTCAAAAGCCCTCGATGATTTAGACCCTTCCGAAATTGAAGCAATCGCAAATTTTAATGTAGGTTCAATGCCGAAAAGATTAACTTCGTTAGCGGGAGTTGCTGCTCAAAAAGGTTTAGAGAGAGCATACAAGGATATGAAAATGATGCTTTCTTGGAATATAGATATGACTCCCGTAGCAGACTTCTATCTCTCTCACTACGATGAGTTCTCTAAAATACTTTCAAGTGATATGCAGGCAAGAGTTAAACAACTAATTGCTCAAGCAATTAAAGATGGAACTCCTTCAACAGAAGTTCATCAACAAATTGCATCTATATTTGATGGTCCAGTTGTTATTAAGGTTCCAGAGAAGTTAGATGAAGAAGGAAAAGTTGCTCGTAGAGGTTATGAGTATACTATGGACAAAGATAGATATACCACAATGGTTGCAAGAACAGAAATTCAACGTGCTTTAAATAATGGTAGAGTCTATGGATATCAACAAAGCAATATTGCTAAAACTTTAAAGTGGGTAGCGAATCCAGGTGCATGTGAATTCTGTATGCCTCACAATGGAGAAGAATACTCTGTTGAAGATTCACAGGACCTTATTCCACTACATCCTAACTGTCGCTGCACTTGGGTAGTAAGCGAGTATAAAAAGTTTGAAGAAGAGACCGAAGGATTAGATAAGTTCGCAGACCCAGAATCAATTTATAGTGATGCTGATGGCGTACACATTATGGACTTTTTTAAGTTAAACGAATCGCAATTTAAAGACGTAAATAAGATGATTGATAACGGAGATGTAGACCAAGCGTTGAAGTTATTACGAGGAGAAAAGTAATGAAAAAGATACAATATCGTTTCGATATGACCTACTCAAATGAAGAGACAATGCAGGTATTTGGTCAACTGTTAAAGGTTGTCCTGTCCGATTTAAGAGATAGAAAGAAGAGTAAAAAGAAGTATGCCCCTAAAGATTTTGCAATCTATCCTCTTAACGCTAGAAAGATTTCAAAATTGAGAAAAGTACTTTTAGTAAGTGATAGTCAAAAAGGAGAATCAATCCTAAACAAGATTGACGAATCCTTTATGAAAGAAGTAGAAAAAGAGAATTTGAAAGTAGTGAGAGAAGCGTTCTAATAAAATAAGTTTTAACTTTAGGCTTTCTCTCGTGTTTTTATTTATGGAGACTAATCTATGAAACAGTATCCTGAATTAAAATTTGCTTTTTGTCCTGCCATTGAAGTTATTAAAGCTGTTGACGGTCAAGATAGTTGGAAGATTAGAGGATACGCAGCTACATCAGATTTGGACAGACAGAACGATGTTATCGCTCCTGAGGCCTTAGCCAGAGCGGTTGCTGATCTTAAACGTAATACTACAGTGTTCTATGAACATAAACATGATCAACCGCCTGTAGGTAAAATTTTAAATGCTGGTACAGATGAACAAGGTTTATGGGTTGAAGTTATGGTGAGTAAGACACGTCCTGATATTTGGCAGTTAATTCAAGAAGGTATTTTAAGCAAGTTTTCTATTGGTGGAAAACTAAAACAAGCTACTCGTGGTTTTAGTAAAGAGAAGAATAAAGAATTTAATCATATCCAGGATTTAGAAATTCTGGAAGTTAGCATTGTAGGTTTACCTGCTAACGAAAATGCAGAATTTGCAGTGTCACAAAAAAGTTTAATAGGAGGGATTTGTAAAGCACTTGAAGGTGCATCTCCTATTGACACGGAAGAAGGGAGGGACCAAATAGTGATTGAAGCCAATGTTGAAATTCAAAAAGATGCTGCAGTTTTAGAGGCAGCCCCTGTAGAAACTCCTGCTGCCGTTGAGACAAAAGCAGTGGAACCCGCAGCTGAAGTTAAAGTAGAAGAGACGAAAGTCGAAGAACCGAAGGCGGAAGTAAAGCCTGTTGAAGAACCTAAAGCTGAAGAAGTCGCTGAAGAAGTCATTGAAAAGACTGAAAAAGCTGTTCAGGTTGTTCCAGAGACTTTACCTAAACCAACTCCTATTGTTGGAGATGCTTCACCTGCTCCAGCAAAAGGTCCGACTGTAGAAGAAGAGATTAAAGGAATTAAAGAAACCCTAGCACGTATTGAGGCTTTGTTACAAGAGTGGAGTTCTGAGGATGTGGCCGATGAAGCGCCAACACCTTTAGAGACTTCTTGTGCTACTGACCCTCATAAAGTTATGGCTAAGTCTTTAACGATTGAAGAAGTGACAGAAGTCATTAATAAGTCACTTGATTCAAAGTTGGGAAAGATTCGATTAGTTCCTAGTCGTAAAGGAACCATTATCAAGACGGATATTGATTTAAAAGAAGATGATGGTAGTGAGGAATCTTTACTATTAGATGAAAATAAGTTCAATGCATTACCTAAGGCTAAACAAAACGAGATAATCCGTAAAGGATTCGCAACCCTATTCAAGAGTTAATTTGAATAGAAAAAACCAGGAGGAATACAAATGAGTGATATTCGCAAAGCGTTAGCAACCGCAGGGGATTTTAAATTAGATGATCCAAGCGGTAGTGGTTATTTACCTAAACCACTAGCAGATGAGATTGTTCGTTACATCAGCGAAATTAATTATTGCCGTCAGTTGTTTCGTGAGATTCCTATGTCTAAAAAGACTTTGGATATCCCTGTTCTTACGTCAGGTCGATCAACTCCGGGCGCCGGTGTGTATTTTGTTCCGACGCAAGTTGATATTTCCGGGAAGTCAGATCAGATTGGTCCGAAACTTCATGCTGTTCGCTTGGAAGCAAAGAAATTGATGGCGTATGCTTCTGTGGACAATGATGACATCGAAGATGCCGCGGTCGACGTGGTCAATCTTCTTTTGGAATCTTTCGGTGAAGCTTTTGCCGAAGCGGAAGAGTTGGCTATGATTGCAGGAGATATTGCTTACGGTACTGCTGATGACCCTCGCAAAGCGTTCGATGGGTTAGCTCAGATGGCAGCGGCTGCTTCAGTTATTCAGAGCGGTCTTGTTACTGAGTCGAATGGTGAGTTCAGTGGTATTGAAGATACGATTTCCAAAGCGATTAAGCTTTTGGGAAAATATGGTCGCAATCGCAAAAAGTTGGTGCTCTTCATCGATCCGTCGATGGCTGAGTATCTTCGTAGGTCACGCCGGTTGGTGAACAACACCTTCTTAGGTGGGGCTCGCGATGCGAACGGTTCTGCTACTGAACCGGGCATGGCTGACAAAATCTATGGCGTGAGCACGTATGAAAGTGCTTACATGGATTATGTCAAATCAGCTAATAAGGGTTCTGTCGGTACTGGTGTGTTAGTGCCTGTGGATGAACCTCTTATCGGGGATAGACGCAAAATCAAAATCGTTAAGAAGGAACTTGAAGAGCATGACAAAATTCGTTTCGTCATCTCTGAAAGAATTGACTTCACTGTTCGCCATAAGGCGTACAATAGTGGACAAGCTGGTAGTGCTGAAGCTGTCTGCTTAGTGAAATTCAATAACAGCTAAACCTAACGGTTTTAGAGATACAGGAAAAGGGCCTATGTAAAAGTAGGCCCTTTTTCATAGTTATTAGGAAAGTCTAACGATTTAATCTTATTAAAATATTTAAACATATAGCTTCTTTGAGTGTTTTTATTTTAGAGAGATATTCGAATTATGTAAAGGAGACCAAAAATGTATACTTCAAAACAAAAAGTTGCTGATATGCTTCATATATGTGTGGACGAGGTTACTGATGAAATGATGGCTTATGGAGACGCCATGGTTAATACAGTAGCCAATAGACAGTTTTATAAGTTTACTGTTACTGAACTTCAAGACGGTTCCGATTGCGATGAGATAGTTTTAAATAACTATCCTATTTTAGAAATCACTAAAGTAGAATGGGAAGACGCTAATAGAGTCTGGCACGAATTAACCGCTCCTGAGTATGTTGTATATAAGGACTGTGGAACTTTACGTCTTAAGTTACTTCCTAACTCAGATTGGTGGTCAATTGTTGATTATCATATTATGGGTAGTGGAGAAGCTGTTTGGGAACAAGGAATTGCTAATTGGAGATTTACCTACTCTTATGGATTTGAAGAAGTCCCTGCTATTATTGAAGTTCTTGCAGCTCTTTTTGCAGCACAAGCATATTGTTTACAAGTAGGGCACAATGATGAAATCTCTAGCGAATCAATAGGAGATTATAGTGTATCATATGCCAAGGACGCACAAGTTAATGTTAAAATTGGTGCTGTAATTAAAGAAATTGTATCTAAAGTAGCTAATTCAAAATACTACATAAAAGCAAGTAACAATACGGGTATGTGGGGAATCTAGAATGGCAATTGAAACATACTTAACAGACGATGAACAAATCTATCGACGCACTTTAGGTGCGGTTAATGCTTATGGAGAAAAAGCAGAAACCTGGCCTTTAGTAGCGACTGTTAAAGGTATAATTCAACCTAAGAGTGAAAGTGTAGCAAGAGCAGATAGTGGAATTACTATTACTGGAGATGCAATTCTCTATACTCTTGCAACTGCTAATATTAAAGAAGCAGATAAGGTAGTCGATCCATCAGGAGTCTCTTGGAACGTATTAGCCGTTTTAAATCAAGCAGGACGTAATCATCATTATAAAGTTGTTCTAGGATTGGTGAAATAATGGCTGTTGTGACTATTAAAACTCCTGACTTAACTCAAATTAAAGACCTAGTTCAGAAGTATTCTGAAGGGATTGGAAATAAGAGATTAGCGTATGGATTTGAACAATTCTTAAATATGCTGGCAGATAAAGCACGTTTAAAATGTCCAGTTAGAACAGGTCAATTGCAATCAAGTATTACATATGAAATTGAAAAAGAATCCGCAAGATTAGTAGGACAAGTAGGTTCAAATTTAGCTTATGCTCCTTATGTAGAGTTAGGTACAGGTATCTATGGACCTCATAAACAAAGAATTTATCCTAAGAACGGAAAAGTATTAGCTTGGGTAACAAGTGGAGCAAGACCAACTACAGCCGCTGGATGGAAAGCGGCCCAAGAAACAGGTAGAGCAGTTTTTGCAACCTCCGTAGCAGGACAGAAAGCAAAACCATATCTCTTACCAGCAGTTGAAGAGAATGTGGATAAAATAATCGAGTTCTTAAAGAATGCGTTAGAATAATGTCTAAATACGACTTACTAAAAAAGGTTCGAACTAAGTTAATGAATGACTCTACTATTACTGCAGCCGTAGGGACTAATGTAAGAGTAACTGAGTTACCAGAACCTAAAGTATCAAAGCAAATCACTATTAGAAAAGAATATGGTCGTTCAGAAGCTGTATTAAATGCTTGTAATCCTACACTATTTGTAACTGTTTGGGTTTTACAAAAAGAAAATACAGAACCATATTCAATATGTGCATCAATAGTAGACAGAGTTATAGATTTATTGAACAGAAAAGGAAATTCGTTCAATGAAAGTACACTTGAGGTAAATCAAATTAAAAAGACGGATGCAAGTATTCGTTATGATGATTCTCAAGAATATTGGGTAGGTAGTATAATTTTTGATGTTGTAACTAATGAGTAAAAACAGGAGGAAATAAAATGGCTTATAAATTCGGAGTTGGTACAATCTCAATTGGAAGTGGTACAGCTATCGCATCTTGTACTGGTATCTCCATCAAGACTGATGGTGGTCCAGTTGAGTTTCGTGGAGGCGATTATCGTCTTCCGATGTGGATTGAGTTAGGTGCTAAATCAGTTGAAATTACTGTTGAGTCAGCGAAATTTGATATTGACCCAACGGAATTAGATAATCAGTATGTGACAGTGACTCTAGCCGTTGGTGCTGAAGGCGGTGGGTTATCTGGTAGTATTACGAATTGCAAAGTAATTTCTTATGACCTTAAGTCAGGTCAGGATGCATTCGTAGTTTCAACCTTAGTTCTTCGTAGAGCAGAAAACGTTGTTTAACAAGTAGATTTATTGGAAGAGAGTCACTGAAGTCGTTAAACGTCTTTAAACTCTCTTCCACCACAATTGAGGAGGATTTAAAATGGAAGAAAATAGAGTGACAGCTTCAGAGAAGAAAACAATTATATTAGCGGACGGTAAAGAATATCTCGTTCGTAAAATGACTTTAGGAGATGCTAAAAAGCTTCTTCCTGCTATTCAGAAGATGGATGAATTAAGAGGAGCCGGTACTATTTCCGTTGAGTTAATTGATGTTATGATTGAAGTAGCCTACCAGATTCTTATTGTAGAAAATAAAGAAGTTACGAAAGAAAAGTTGACTGATATTTTGGAATTAGATACAGTACCTAAGTTAATCTCTATGACCACAGGAATAGTTTAATTGAATCATAAAGAAGACAACTTAATGGATACGATTGATACTCTTGCTTCCGAATATGGATGGACGATAGAATATATTCAAAAATTAGAGGTGGATGAAATTACTCAATTGATGGAAGCAATTAAAAAGAGAAAAATAGCTGAATGGAAAATATTTGGATATATAGTTAATTGTGGTGTAGTAGGTAAACCAGTTATATTTGAAGAAGATAAAGAAAGTACCTTGACGGAAGAAGAACAACTTATGACTCTTATGAATAAAATTGGAGTAGATGTTAAAAAGAGGTAATTATGTTACTTAAAGAATTAGTTGCAAAAATAATCTTAGACGCAAGTGGATTTAAAGGCGGTGCGGAAGAGACTAAATCTGCAGCAAAATTAATTGAAGAGTCTTTAGGTGGAGTTGCTACCAAGGCAACTAATACAAGTTCCATTCTTGAAAAAGTATGGAGTGGTGTTGCAGGCGCTGCTAATGCTGCTCTTAATGTTATTAAAATAGCAACTTTAGGAATTTCTGGAGTCTTAACCGCTTCTACTTATGCGGCAGCGAAGTTTGAAACCTCAATGTTTGATGCATGGAAAACAGCCTCTAGTGGAGCCAACGCCTCTGGTAAGGCTTGGGAAGACTTTCAAACAGCTGCTAGAGATACAGCCGCAGCGGTAGGAACACATGCTGATAAAATTGGTAATATGTATAAGGCTATTGCAGATAGAGGATTCGATGCTTCTGAAACTATTAGAATTGGAGCAGAAACGGCAAAGTTAGCAAAAGCGTTAAATATTGATTATGCTGCCTCTGGTGAAAATGTAGCAAAGGCAATGAAAATTTTTGCACATGAAAATTTATCTGCAGCTAGAGCCTCAAATATTTTAGCAGTAGCTGCCACAGTAGGTAATCTTTCTGTTGAAGATATGGGAATGGCTTTTAATACAGTTATTCCATTAGCAGAACGTACTGGAACTTCTTTTGCTACAATCTCTGCCATTTTAGGAGAACTTGGAAAGTCTATTGGAGGTTATAGAGCTGTTTTTGCTTTAGGTACTATAATGCAGGATATGCAAGACCAGACTTCTGGTTTTGGAAAGGCATTAAAAGAACAAGGAATTAATACAATGGATGCAACTGGTAAATTGCGTCCTTTAGCAAATATTTTAAGTGATATGAAAAAGTTTGATACTACTAAACTGCCAATGCAAATGGCTAGTATTGTAGAAGCTTTAAAAAAGATAAACTTAAATGAGTCTCTTTCTAAAATGGCTGGAGGAGGTACAGCCTTCTTAGATAGACAATTGGCTGATAGAAAGAAGACTATTGGAGGTTCTTTAGAAACTCTAGCCGCCGCCTTTGGACAAGTATTTTCTACCATAGGACAATCATTTGCAAAATTTTTAGTACCAGTTATAAACGACCTCTCAAATAGAGTTATTACGTTTGTTAAAGTACTTCAAGAAACAGGAATTATTTCTAAGTTTTTTGAAAGTTTAAAGTCAATTTATGAATCAAAAATTATCCCTATGTTCGATGCATTATCAACCAAAATTAAATCATGGTCTGAAGGAATGACACCTGAAAGAGTTCAAGGTTGGATTGATGCATTTGCATCGGGAGTAACAAGTTTAATTGACCTCTTTACAAAACTATACGAGTTAATAAAGAAGATAGTGGATAGTGCCTCTAAAGTTCCAGAAGCAGCTAAACGTGCTTCCAATAACTTAAAGGAAGGTGGAGTTAGAACGGCAGAAGCATTGCCATTTACAGGAGTTCCTTTAGCAGCGGCTAGAACTATGGCTACAGATAAAGCTATGGATAGAAATTGGTTTCAAAAAGCAATTGGAACAGTTACACTGCCTACTAGAATTGGAATGGAATATTTTATTGGAGGAATTGGAGGCGGAGGTCTAGCTGGATCAATGAGACAGACACGTCAAAATATGTCTCCCCAATATCCTACAGTCTCTAATACAGCCCAAACACTTAATTTAGCTCCCGTTGTCAGTGCAGCACAGGGATTGAACACTGCGGTAAAAGAACAGACTACTATGTTAGAACAGGTCTTAGGAGACACTACTTATTTATGGGAAGTCAGTACTAATAATACTAGAAAATTAGTAGGTACTCTTAAGATAGAAAAAGATAAAGTTAAAACCGAAAAAAGTCTTAGAGGTATACAATAATGGTCGACCCTAACTTACAGATGTTTAGAAGTGATACTCCAACGGTAGAAGTTGGAACATTATTAAATCCAATAGATTTTGGTTTTTGTTTAGCAGGAGCAATTACCGACCTACCCTATGATATAATTTTATGGAATGATAAAGAAGAGTCACTAGGAAGCAATGATGCCTACAATATTTATATTCAATTACTACGCTTAGAGACATCTGAAATTTGGATTAGCTCAGGTGCGGGAAATCAGACATTTACTACAACCTATTTTCCTATAGTTATAGATTCCCAGGAAGTAATAGTAGATGGAGAAGCTTGGTCAAGAGTTGATAGTTTAATGGGTTACGATCAAAAATCAGTCTATACTATTAATTATACAACAGGATTAATTACTTTTGGAGATAACGTTAATGGAAAAATACCACCTACATCCGTAGAGATAGTTATTACATATACTCCAGATACTAATGTATTTGGTAAAACACTATATTCCGATCAATGGTTGTCCTTACAATCTTCCGGTGTTGTTGAGAATGTGATTGATGTAGATATAGAACTATCTACAAAAATAGATGATAGCACTATCGAAATACTTCATTTTCCGTCTTTATATGATGTTGTAGGTGTATGGGATAATATTAGTAAAACTGGAATAAATTATTATACAGGCGGTTCATTTGATATTAGTAGTGGTAGAATACTTTTAGGTACCCCTTTAACAAGTAGCGATCCTTATGTAGAATATTCATATAAAATTAAGGATGATAATGAAGGAGCCTATACTTCATTAGGAAATAGTGTATCTCATGGAGCACTTTATAGGATACCTAGAAATAATGCAAAGAGAATTAAATTACGCATAGAGACACCTTCTACTACTAATACTGAAGGTGGTGCGTATATTAGAGTTGTTTTAAGAGTTTTATATCAATCGTAAAGGAGGAATAACCATGGCCGCAATTTTTCAATGGTGTGAAGCAAACGGCTCAGGAGCAACAGTAACTGATGGTATCACCAACTTGAATATGGGTGACGTAGATGCACCAAATCTAGTCACAAGTACATATCCAATCGTAGCTGGTGAGAACTCTTATGAGAAGTTTATTAAAGCAAAGTTTACTAGCACATTTACAGAAATTTCGAATATGAAATTTTGGAAGTCTGCTGGTGCTTTAAAAACAGGAGAAACAGTTAAGGCTAATTTAGTTTTACCTGCTTCTTATTCACAACCTGTTAAAACAACTTCTTCACAAGCCACCACAGATGTTCCAGAATCTTTAGGAGCAGCGTTAGCAGTTAGATCAGCCGCAGATACAGCTACAATTACAGCTACAGGGTATACTGAATATATTTGTATGCAGTTACGCACTACGGGCAGCACACCCGCAGGAGCAGTAAATACAAAAACGTATACTTTTCAGTACGACGAGGTTTAAAGTAGTTAACTCAATACAATGAGTTTTAAGGGGAGGATAATTCAATATGCAAAACCTTATGTTTAACTGGATAGCTTCTTTTAACGATAACACCTCTCTCAGTCAATTTGATAATGAGGGAAATGAAGTACTATTTAAAGAAGTACAGAATAGATTTTCTGATTTAACTCTCTTTACAATATCCCACCAAAGAAAGAACTTAAGCATCTCCGTTGATTTAATTCAAGGACTTATTTTTGTTAACGACCAACAAAGACCTTGGAATAATGAAATAGAGAAAAATAATATTCGTCTAATCTTTTTTAGACGACATAGAGTAGTTATTGATGATATTGGAAGGATGAGAGGACAAGAAACAGTATACTTCTTGGGATTTCAATATCAAGATCAAAACGGTAATAATTGTCAAGAGGTTTTACAAATCGATCAACAAGGAAATATTTTGGTAGACTAATATGGCATCCTCATTAGTAACAAGTACCGCATCTTATTATGATGGTAGACAGTCTTACATATTAAGGGTATCTTCAGGAGTACTACTGTGTTTTTATTGGAAAGATACCCCAGACTATAATAATGATTTATGGTATAATGTATCTTCTGATGGAGGCGTTACTTGGAATAATGAAATAAAAATAATTTCTGATATAACTTTTAGTAATTGGAGTTGGTTTAATGTTGCCCTAGATTCAAGTCAAAATTTTTATGTAGCTTACTACAATCCAAATGCTTCTCATATAGATGTACGTAAGTTTACATATTCCGGTGGAACTTGGACCGACCCCGGTAGCGATCTTACTTGGTGCGGTATTACTGGATCGCAAGCACCATTTGTTATGATTCATAGCGATGGAACTATTTGGGTAAGTGGAGGTGGAACAGTTGCAGGAAATTTTAAATCTGCTTATTCTACTGATGGAGGAACTTCCTGGACTACCTCTGCAAATATTAATACTGGTTTACCTGGATTTAATGATAAAGTTCCAATTAAACTTTATGAAGTTGGTAGTGAAGTTTGGGCTTTTGCTCAACAATATGGCAGTTCAGCTGGAAAAATATCTCTTAATAAATGGAATGGTTCCGTATGGGGTGCATATAATATTGCTATTGACTCTCCAATCACTACCGGAAATTCATATAATTATGATGCATGTGTCATCTCCTCTACAGAAGTTTGGCTAGCTTATACAAAATCAAATTATGGTGGTGCAACTGGTTATGGAATTAAGGTTAAGAAATGGAATGGTAGTTCTTGGGGAAATGACTATGTCTTTGATACTCACTACAATTGGGGACCAGTAGCAATAAGTAAAGTTAGTGGAAAACCAGTTTGTGCTTGGTTAGTATATCCTACGGATATGAAGTATAGTTATTGGGATGGTAGTTCTTGGAGTGCCACACAATCGGTTACACATGAGACTTCTGACGCCAATTTACAATATGTAAGATCGCCATATCTTCCTACTACAAATGGTTATTTTTATACTACTCGACAAGGTTATGACCAAAAAATTAGATTTGAAGCACTTAATATTTTTGGACCCGTTACAAGAACAAATACTAAAAATTCGGATGCTAAGATTTTATCTCTCAGAGGAAGTAATAATATAAATTCTTCAGCAAATATTAAGAAGACCAATATTCAATCAACTCTTGATAGTAATACAAAAATTATTAATTCTCGGGAAATTGAAACAATAGACAGTGACACCATTATAAAAAGACGAGAAACTAATAATATCTTGAGTAGTGCTATTGTTATAGGAACCGGTTGGAGTACGATTGATTCGGATACAAATATAATTAATAAGAGAGGAATAGAAGATATAACTAGCGACGGAAAAGTAATTGGTAGATATTCTACAACAATAGATAGTGATGGAAAAATAGTCTTACGTGAGACAGAAACAATTAATAGCAATGGAAAAATAATTTTAAGAGAATCAGAGACTATCGAAAGTAGTGCAGTTATAGAGAGAATCGAGTCTCTTAATATTCTAGCAGATACAAAGGTAGTTTTACGCTATACCAACGATATCCTATCTGGTACACTAATATGGGGTGTAAAGGATTTTTATACTCGAACTAGATTGCAGAAAGACAATATATCCGATTTCTCAATTCAATTAAAAGTTACTCAAACAACTCCTACTAATCCCATAGGATTAATTTCTACTGATTTAAAAACAGGAGAAGCTTTAAAATTATCCTGGACTGGTTCTAATTATGGTTGGAATATTTATAAAGATATAGGAGGAGTTTGGACTAAGTTAAATAACACTCTAGTAACCGACATTTATTATATAGTAGGAGAATTAGTTAATGGAGTCACATATACATTCAAAGTTACGGGAGTAAACGGAGTAGGTGAAGAAAGTAGCGGAGTAACTGTTGTAGGAACTCCTACATATGATGTAACTCATTATAAAAATCCTATTTATCAAATTTACATTAATGGCAGTTTACAAACGGACGCTATTTTGGAGAATATAGAATTAGTTTATGGTCCTTCTTTTTCTACTGCAAGTTTCTATATTCCTAAAAAATTTACTACTCCAGGAATACCTGATGCCTCTGGGCAGAGTGTATATATCAATATTAACGGACATAGAGTTTTTACAGGATACGTAGTTAAAAAAGATGACGTATTAAGTGCCAATGATATTCGAGTTAATTATAGATGTATTAATAAACTTTGGGATTATACGAAGACAACGATCAATAAGAACTTTAATGAACGTCAAGGTGAACATATAGAAACGATTTCTATTAACTCTATTTTAAGTAGCTCAGGTTGTCCTTCTACTCCTACAAGTGTGACTTTATATGGAGAAGTATCGGTAGCAGATATGACTCGTTTAGAGTTGATGATTAATATGTTAGGATATGCAGGAAACTATAAAGTATATTGCAGTCCTACAGGAGTACTGAGTTACTATAAAATAGGAAATCCAGTGGGAAGCAGAAATTATGAAATAGGTAAACACATACTTGAATACTCAATGTCGAAAGATATTACTAACAACGTTGATAAAGTTAGTGTATATAGTGACTATGAAGCAAGAACTACTTATAGACAACAAATAGGATATGAGACTCAAATTTGGGCCGATAATGATATTGGAAATAGAAATAAGTTAAATAGAAACATACAGACCGACAATGATGGTAATCTTTATATTGGACCAATTAAAGTCTATGGGAAAAATATTTCTAACATACAAGTAGAAGCGCTTGTTAATGATGCCCCAACCGGTTTAGAGTTTTTGGATATCGAAGTTTTACCCTCTCACGTAGGATTAGATAAATGGGATGATGGAAGTACTAATGGAAAATTCCCTATTGTAAAATATGAAGAATTTAGTCCAGAATGGCGATCAATAGGAGCAGAAGTCAATTATAGTCATTATGGTACATACGCTACTATTAAGGTTACTCCACCTCCCGTTAGATATAAAGCAAATATAAAAGAGATGGATGCAGAAATACATATATTGACTGGAGGAGTTGTTGAAAAGAAAACAGTAAAGGTCAAGTTAATGATGCAACCGATAGAATGTTTAGCTGCTATACGTTGGACATATACTTATCAAGGAGAACGCTATTCACGTACAGCGGGTTCTGGTACAGTATCTAGAACGATTCATGATTCAATTCAACCATACTATATTAGTACTCCTAATGAGTACGATACCAATACATCAATTATTAATAAGTATCTTGCAGATAGAGCTCAAGCAGAATATGATAAAGTTAGCGGTCCAGTTGTAGGTGGTTCTCTGACAGTTCTAGGAGATGAGACACTGGATTTACGTACAAACGTAAATGGATATGAAGTTATGAGAGTACTGCATGATTTTTCTAATGGTTTTACTACTCATATAGATTTAACCGATGAACAATTCTATCATGGGGAAGCAGTTATGGAACAAAAAGAAGCATATAAGTCAAAATCTTTAATAACCACTAATAAGAGTAAAACAGTAGAATTAGATTATAATTTTAGTAGAATTGCAAACTTGGCTGGATTGAAGTCCAATCCCACCACTGTTAAAAATCCTAAGTCAGGTATCGGACATTATTCCGATTAAAGGAACTAATGACAGAAAGATGCCCTATATGCTTTAGTCAAATTGAGACAGACCAGACTAAAGTAGTTGAATTAATGGAACAAGGTATAATTATATGGTACGAGGATCCTCTTCCAACACCAATGGGCCTGGCAGGAGAACTATACGTGGGTAGATGTCCAAAGAGAGTATTGCATATAAAACAGTTACAAGAAATTCGTAAGCAGCAAGAAATTGAAATGGGTGTAACTCCTCTAACAGAGTTTCTACCAATTACAAATTCTACTTCTATAAAATTAGCTCATATTATTCAACTCAGACAATCTACTGAAAAAATATTAGGAGTTACGGAAACTACCACCTCTGAAGAGAGAACACAAATTTTAGAACAATACTTTAATTTTGATGAAGATGGAACCGATCAAAGAGAAGGACATCATCAAGTAGAATGGATAGATAAAGATTTATTAAAAGTTAATGCAATAAAGGCAATTCATATAGAAGATTTAAGACATAGTGCAGGATTTGATGGACATGAAAAATGGAGATTATCTGGAACAATATATTTGAATCCCGAAACTATTGACATAAACTATGGGGGCTTGCATAACGATTATAATCAATGGATAGTTTATGGAGATTATGGTAGATGGCAAATTGAGACTGGCGTAGAAATGGGGGTTGAATGTAAATTTATAGATATCTCTAACGAGGGACGACAGGGTAAGGGATTACAAATTAAATCTAAAATAGGAATTATAGATACTAATGAAATGCATCTTATTCCAACAAATCAAGGACTGATGCCAGATCCAGATCTTCACGGACAATACTATAGTATAGATTTTACGGGAGCTATTGAGTCTGTATGCTATAATCCAGGTATACGTTTAAGTACACTTAATGAACATTTCTATGGAAATATGCCTGGTTATGTGCCAAAAAGAATGAGAGATATTAATAATAGGCAAATGATTTCTGAAATTAAAGCAAATCACTATCATACCTATGAAGAAGATAAATTTACTTTAGACGGAACAACTATTGAAACAATTTCAACAACCGAGGAATTAGTTTTACCGCATACTCACATTATTGAAGGAGATGAATTTGAGGAGATATCTGCGCATACTCATTTATCAGAGTGCGCTTTAAAAAAAGCCTGTACCTTATTCAAATACTCTCCTTCTAAAACATATAAAACTTTTATAGAATTTTCTGAAATCTCCCTAAATAATGCCTCCTCAAGTATAGATTTTACCGCTTGGGAGCAAATTCCTTGGGGAGATAGTACTATATGGAAACTTACAGAAAGTCACCAATCCGCTATAGTATATCCAGTTCTAAGTATAAATTTTAGATTAGGTCGCTTGGAATATGGTAATTATCAAGATGCGGGATATGCTACTATGTGGTTTGCGCCCGAAGGCACTCCAGATTATATATTTCACGTGGATGAACCAAATGGATATTTTACTATAAAACCAGGAGTATTTGAGTATGCATTACCTCCAATAAATTTTCTTTTTGATGGGCATCAAGCACAAGAAGGAGAAGAGTTATTTGTATCTTGGGTATATGTTAACATGTATAGTAGAATGGATATGACAAATGTAACATTCGCTTCTTGGGAAAGACCTCATGAAAAATGGCAACCATTTGCAGGAGGAATGTATTGGCAAGAAAGAGTTTTATGGAGAAGTTGCGGATGTAAACCTACCTTTAGTAGTAGTGCAGTAGACGCCGATCAATTAGTTACAATTGCAGGTTTAGGATTTGGACAAAAATATAATCCAGTTTTAACTTATCCTTAATATAGGAGATTAAAATGAGCACATATAAATTTTCAGTAGGTAAATTAAAACTCTATCAAGGAGCATCCTTGATAAGAGAAATTATTCCTACAAAGATTATAGAAATTAATTATAATCTAACAACACATAAAGAAATAGAAGCGGATGGTACTCCCGTAGATGAGATAAGAGAAGAAGAGAATTTACAGATAACTTGTGAGTATGTAGAAAATACATACGACGTAAGTTTAGTTAAAGGTTTAAGTTATGATGTTGTTTTAGAAACAGGCGTTAATAGTGGAGGAATTTCTGCCACAATAGCAGGTTGTAAATTAGTAGGATATTCTCTAAGAACTTCTCAAGATGAATTTGCAACGGGTACCTTGACGTTTTCAAAAATAGGCGCAATTGATTCTGTAGCAGGATCTACTCCAACAAAACAAAAAGTTAAATTTGGTTCCGTGTATATTGGAGATTCTGCATATGTCGTTCCAGAATATGTTGGAAATGCACAATCTCTTATTATTCCTACAGCTCTTGGTGTTCTTTGTCGCTCAACTACTGATATGGGTGGAGGTCAACTAAATATTCGAGTAGCAGGATATGTAAAGAAAACCACTCGATTAGAGATGGAACAATACTTAATTAGTCTCTACAATTCCCTAGCAACTACTCCACAAACGTTAACTGTTGAATTTGGATTAACAAATTATACGATTACAAATTGCTATTGGGTTTCAGGTAGACCAGACGGAAATAAGAAAACGTACACAAATTTTGAATTAGAGTTTATAAAATCGGCATATTAATTTAAGTCCTTGATTTTCTCAGAAAAGTAACTTATACTTATAATATGAGAAATATTAAGGATGTAGTAAATAGAGAAGATTGGCAAACCCTCAGACGTACCTTTATTGGTACCTGGAAGAAAACTCCTACCGATAACGTTCTTAAATTGCGAACGTTTCTTGGTGTAATAACCTCTCCCACAGATGAGAAACTCCGAATAGTGCATAATTATTTAACTGATTCTGGATTTAGAATAGGAATGATTTCGCATAGTCAAATAACTGAGTTATTGAATGAAGTGAGAGAAGCAAGAAAAAATATTTTTCGCACACCCCTTGATTTTTCGAAGAAAGTATCCTATACTTATATTAAGGAGGACAAAAATATGACACGTGAAGAAATGATAGACTTATTGTTAAGAAACTTCCTATCAATGAATTATGGGAAGAGTATCGAGCAGTTAACTGAAGGATGTCGTTTAGAAAGAGTTCGATTGAGTCAGATGTCTGATTTAAAACTTCAAAATATGGTATTCATCAACTGCTAAGGAGGAAATATGAAAGTAGCTATCAAAAGTATCCTTAACGATGTTGTAGATGAGTTTAATGACGCGTGTGGAAAAGGACAGTTAGAATTAGCAAAAGTAATTTTCACGGATAGAGTTAAAGAAAGTGGAATTAAAGTGGAAGACAAGTTTAAGATGCTAAAGGATATCAGTCTTATCGGAACCTTGACTAAGTTACAATTTTACTTCTATAACGCTCTTTTAAAATACGAAGGTTGTGGAATCATCAAGGAGACAAAATAATGACTATACCTGGTTCAGGGAATAGTGTAGTAGACTTTTTCGAGTTTCAAGAGAGACAAAAAGAACAGACAGAAAAAACTCTCGATTGTGGTTGTACTGGAAGATGTTCTTGTGACGACGGAGATGAAGAATGAAACCAATGGAAAAGATAATTGAAATGCAAGCACGAGAAAATCTTAGAGACTCAATTGCTAGATTTGGTCTTGAGGGAACTGAACAAAAGATTAGTGAAATTTATCGTCTTTGTCCAACAGTCAAAATCTTTATGCTAGATATATTAAAGAAGATACTGCGAGGTGAATAATGGAAGATAGATACGGAACTAGACGATGTAAAATATGTGAAGGATTAATGGACTTACCCGAAGGAGAGTATTGTAGTTACTGCAAACCTAAGGATAAGACAGAGACTAAACCAAAGACTAAACAACAGAAACTGAAAGAGAAATATCCTGACGATAGAAAGTATATTGAGATTCTCTGTACAGGTCAATGTGGTAAGGTGATGAATATGAGAGTAGGCGATCCATCAATCTATACAGCAGAAGTAAGAGCGAAATGGAAGTGTATGTTATGCTCTCAGAATAATGGAGAAAAGAAACGTGGTTGGGATTTAGGTTTAAATAAATAAACGAAAGGACATCATATGGAAAAAGACATCTTGCAAGACCTAGTAGACAGTTGGATGGAGACACGTGATAGTGTAATTTTAGGCAAGATTATTTTACAGTTAAAACCTTTTCTAAAAACAAGAGCAGAGTATATTCGTAAACTAACCCAGACTGAATACGAAGATATGATGCAAGAGTTAGCAATTGTGGTAATGGGAAGACTTGAGAAGTATAATAGAAGTAGAGGAAAGTTTATCACTTATCTCTTCAACTCAATGAGAGGTGACCCTACGGATACTCTTCAAAGACTTACAAAGAAAAAACGAGGTGGTGATGGCAAGAGTCAGTTCCTTACTTTAATTTCTCTTAATAGTCCTATTAGACCAGGAGATGATGGAACACTAGAAGACTTTGTAGAAAGTCCCTATGGAGAGATAGAAGAGACAGTTTTAAATCACGATGTGAATGAGATTAAAGAGTCCAAGAAAAATCTTTATAAATATCTTCACAGAAGGGCTTGATTTTTCAAGAAAAGTATCCTATACTTATAATAGGAGATAAAAATATGTTCACTCAAATAAAACCAATGTGTGCGGATTCAGTAAAACCAGAGAAGTTAGATTTACTTTACTCTGACAATAACTGGATAGCTGAAATGAAGTATGATGGGAGTAGATACTGTTTTCAGATTAGAAAAGAAGGATGTATGTTTTCTTCTCGTACTGAGTCTGTAAAAGGTGGACAGGTAGATAAGGTAAAGAATGTTCCTCAGATATGTGAAGAGGCTTTGAAACATTTTCCGATCAATACAGTTCTCGATGGAGAGGTAGATGTGGTAGAAGGAAGAAATTTTAAACGAGTTCAAGGAATAATGGGTTCTTTACCAGAACGAGCTTTGGCTCTGCAGAAAGATGACCCGCTGGTGTATAAAGTGTTTGATATCCTCGAGCTAGATGGGGTAGACTTGAGAAATAGACCCTATAAGGAGAGAAGACACCTATTAGAGGCACTGTTTAACTCGTTTCCTCAAAAGTATATTAGGTTGTGTGAAATACATAAAGGAGAGGAAGCTAAGAGAGATTTATTTGCAAAGGCTATGAGAGAAAAGGCAGAAGGAATTATGTTAAAGAACTTAGATGGTATTTATAAGGAAGATAAACGACCTGCTAACACTTGGGTTAAAATAAAGAAGGTAGCTAACTATGACGGTATTGTAAAAGGATATAAGTATGGGACTCCTGGAACTAAGTTTGAACATGGATTAGGTACTCTGACGGTTCATCAATATTTAGAGGATGGTTCTCTGGTAGAAGTAGCAGAGTGTGGTGGAGTAGATTTTAAAGAACGAGTAGAGTTTAAAGAACGATTAGATAAAGGAGAAACTTTTATCATTGAGTTTAGTGCGTGTGAACTTTTTGAAGAGACTCATAGATATCGACATCCTTCGTTTGTAAGAATTCGAACAGATAAAAATGAAAAGGAGTGTCACTATGGAAAGATTTAGATTTCGAGCGAGTATTTATTTAGATGTATTTATCGAAAACAAAGATGGGTCCAAAACTTTGGAAGAAGCACGAGAAGATGCACGACAACAAGTTTTAGCAGTTTCTGCTTCTCTTTCGCACCCAGACGTAGATTTATTTGATGAAGCACCAGACGTATGTAATTCATATGTAGGTGGAGTTGCTCATTATACTCCTAGAAATTTACTTAAACCGTTAGACAGAGAAATTTAGGATTTAAGTTATAATCAATGTAACGCAATCAAACTACCTAACAAGGAGGAAGTAAATGGAAAACCAATGGGATTATAAAGTAGCTTTAAAACAGATTGAAACAGTCGAAAGGAAAGATGAGATTGTCAATAATCGTCTCGCCACAGTAGATGAGACAACTGGCAACGTAATCGGGTTAGTAGGCAATCGTTACAAGTTGATTCAGAACAAAACGATCCATGATACAATGCAAGAGTTAAGTGAGGGATTAGATTTGGAATTACAGCAGGTACAGGTTATGAAAGGAAGGAAGGTTACCTCTTTTCGCTATGGATTTAAGAAAGCACAAGCAACAGTTGATAACTCATTGACAGCTGATGATAAGGTTAACTTTGGTATTGAGATTATCAATGCATTCGATATGGGTCTTCTTAGGATGGTACGTGCTTTCGCTCATCGTCTTGTTTGTAAAAATGGATTAACTATCCCACGTGAATGTGGTCGTTTTTCTCTTCAAGGTTTAGATGGGTTCAGTCAAGATACAGTCAGAACTAAGTTAGAGAGTAGAATTGCTCCTATCTTAGCAACAGCTAATACATGGAAAGAATGGGCAAAGATTGAACCAGACCGTATTAAGGTTAGTGATTTAATTAATGGTAACCTTCCTCAAAAAGCGGCAGAACAAATCTTATCTGAATATGGTCAAGGCAAAGATAAGACTGTTTGGGGTCTCTACAATCAAGTTACGTATTATATTTCTCACGTTGCTAAGACACGTGACTTAGAGAATCTTCGATGTCGTCAATGGGAGTTAGAGAATCTCGCTAACAAGTTTTATACAGTAGATTTAAAGTAGCCCTTGAAATTTCTTACTTTGTATCTTATACTTATATTAAGATACAATAAGAAAGGAGTAGCCTATGCAGATGAAGTGTTCGAATAAACGTTGTGGATACATAATGGATGTATCTGATGAAGAATGGGAAGGAGAAGTTACGTGTCCAATGTGTAACGCACTTCTAGCTTCAGTTACAAATACACCCCATTCAGTAAAAGACAATATGCAGAATTGTATTAGGTGGTATGGAGCAGAACAAGTATTTAAGGAAATTGATAAGGTAACTAATCCACTAACACGTTGTGAGCATAGACGAATCTTTTTTAATCTTATGGGAGAACTTCGATTAAAATTTAGAGAAGATTTTGCGAAAGGAGAAAACTAATATGGGAATGAAAGATGAAAGAGCAAAACACTCTCAAGATGTACGGAATAGAATGTATGATAGGATGGATGAGAATTGCGGTTTTAAAGAACCACCTAAAGCAGTGATTAAGAAACAAGAAGAGAAAGAGAAAGCAAAACTAGCACCACTTCAATGTGAAGGATGTAAATTGTTAATGTATAAGTGTTACGTTAAAATGCGTCGTCAGTATGGAGAGCATTTTAAGTGTGACCGTAAACAAGTATAAGGAGAAAAATGTACTCACACTTTAAGACCCCATTTTTAAGTATTGAGAATTACGAGTTAGATAAGGAGTTAACAAATCAAGTTCCTACCAATCTATTTAAGGAATATGGATTTGTGGTATTAGAGAAATACTCTAATATGCTTACTGTAGGAATGTGTGAACCTACTTTAAAAGAAATCGTTCACCAGGTTTTACGTAAGTTATTTCATGCAGAGATTCATATTCAAATTTTTCAAGTGGATAAAAAAGCACTGTCCGAGAAGCTAGATAATATAGAGAAAGGACAGTTTCAAATAGAAGAAGTTAAATGGGAAGGTTAATCGATCAATCAAAGGAGATTAAGATGAAGAAGTTAGTTTTAACAATTGTTTTTATGCTCGCGCTAGCTTCAAATGTTTTTGCTGGTGGCGTCCAAAGTGACAATAGTGGCAATGCTGGATATCTATTTGTCGCCACTGGGGAGAATCACGGAAAGGATAGTATTGGTGTTTGGACAAGTCCAGATGCGTTAGGACTTAAAGGTGAAAAGGGAGATACAGGTGCTCAAGGAGAGCAGGGTATTCCTGGTTTAAATGGTCAAGATGGCATTAACGGTACTAATGGCGTTGATGGTGTTAATGGCGTCGATGGTGAAAAGGGAGACCAAGGTGAAGTAGGTCTTCAAGGAGAACAAGGAAATGAAGGTTCTAAAGGAGATAACGGTCAAGATGGGAAGAACGGTGATAAAGGCGATAAGGGAGATGAAGGTAAGAAAGGTGATCAAGGTATTCAAGGTCCTCAAGGTAAAGGATTAGAGGATAGATATGAACTTATTGGAGAAGTTCGTGTATTGGATACTAAGAAAACTACTTGGAGTATTTATGCTGGTAGAGATGTGAACAATAACAATAACATCTTTGGAGCAAAAGTTACTTATAAGTTAGGTAGGTCATATGAAGAACGTCGTCTTGATGAATTAGAAGCACGTTTAAATAAACAGGAAGAGATGAAGACAGCAAATGATGTTCAAGTTGTCCCCACTCCTACTGGGTTCAAGATTAGCAATACAACGCAGTTTTAAGTTATAATAAAAGTATGCAACAGTATATAGCAACCCTTTTAGTGGGTTTGAATCCAAAAGAACAATCAATCGTCCTGATACTTTTCCACTTAGAGCAAAACACTCTTTGGGGAGAAGTACCAGGACGTAATTTACGTACCTTATTAGAGTTAACGAAAGACAGTCTTTTTCTTGAATTAGAAAAGCTAGTACAAAAAAATATTTTAAAGTTCTCAGCAGAAGTAGTACCAGAGACGGTTTACATTTCAGCTGGAAAAGGTTACTACATATTCAATGCTCATTGTAAAGAATGGATGCCAACAGCAGAATCAACTTTTTATAAGATATGCAAGTTAGTAGGATATGGATACAACAAACACAGTTATCTTATGATACTTAATGAACTTGACCTACGCAAAGAACTAATTAAAGACCCAGAGATTAAAGACACGAAGATTACTCCATTCGAGTTATTCGACTTATTTTGTCAGTGGCATTTAAAGATGTTTGGTAGAGAATACACACCCCCAAATCAAGCAAAAGATTTACAGACATTGAAGAAAATAATTTTCGATATGTCATTCGATGGTTTTAATGAAAATACCATTAAGGAGTTTTTAAAGTGGAGTTTTTTATCGAAAGCAAAAACATTTAACTCTTCTTTTATTGTAGGATTTCTTCCTTTGTGCCTAAAGGACTATCTTACAACAGTAAAGACATCTTCGATCAATAAAGGATACACTAAAGACGAAGATGGTAGACTAAGGAAAATATGAGAATAAATAACTTGCAGGAAGTTACAGACCAATTAAAACCATATCTAAAACAGTATTTAGAAGACCACGATACAACTTTTATTGGAGGACACTTTACATGTCCAAATAAGAAGATGCATAAGAATGAGGATAATAAACCAGCATGTTCTTTCTATCCAGATGAAGAACACTTTCATTGTTTTGTGTGCAATAGTTCTGGAGATATCTTTACCGCAGCCAGTATGGTAGAAGGATTACCTGTTGAAGGAAGAGACTTTATTGAGACAACTATTGAACTAGCGAATCGTTATAGTATTAGTGTTCAATCAGAAGAGGATACTGCCGATATCGAAGGAAAGAAATTAAGAGGAATGCTAGCATTGATTAGAGATGCTGCGCACAAGACTTATCTAGTAACTCCAGAAGCTAAAAAGTATGTAGAAGAAAGACAGTTAGCAGGTATAGAAGTAGAAGCAAAATTTGGTTGGTGCAACTATGAAAAGTTGACTGCATTTTTATCTTCGAAAGGTTATACAGAGACAGATATCACGAATGCAGGATTATCTCGTATGTTGCTTCATGAACGTTTATTGATTCCCGTTCACGATACTTGGAATAGGATAGTTGCTTTTGGAAGTAGAAAAATTAAGAACGATATCTCAGAGAAGTATTACAACTCTTCTACTAGTCAAATTTACAAGAAGTCAGAGGTATTGTTTAACTTTAACAACGCTAAAAATTACGAAACAGTATTTATAGTTGAAGGATATATGGACGTTTGGGGTTTAGTTAGTGCAGGAATTAAGAATGTGGTAGCGCTTTGTGGAACTGCTTTATCAGAACAACACATTCAAGCGTTAGTAAAAAATAAGGTTAAAAAGGTTATCTTATGTTTGGATGGAGACGGACCAGGTCAAGAGGCAATGAATACTATAATTGACTCTTTAGCCCATAAGGATGAATTTACGGTAGCAATTCTGCAATTAAAAGATGGATTGGACCCAGACGATTTTATTAAGAAGTTTGGTGTAGAGGAGTTTCAGAAGCAAGAGCAACGATCAATCTTTGACTTTAAGTTACAGAAATATATCGAATCTAACTTAGAGAAAGCAAGTAAAGAGGCTATTCTCAAGTACGTTTCAAATGAAAGTAGCTTTATAGAAAAAGAGCATATGTGCAAGAAACTAGCAAAGGCAGCAAGTGTAAAAGTAGAGACAGTATTGAGTGAGATAGAACGAATTGAAAAAGAAAAGTTAGGAGACTATGGAGTAACTACTCAGGATATAGTTAACGAAAGAGATAACCTCTCGAAAGAGATTTTCTTATTTGAGCAATGGGCAAATACTCGTGGAAAGTTGTTAGGGATGAATATTGCGCAGTTTCCAATAATGACAGAAAAGTTAGATGGTATTCAAAATGGGATGTACGTAATTGCGGCAGAAGAAAATACAGGTAAGTCAGC